CAAAGTCGATGTCTTCATACTCAAATCCTCCTCTTTTAAAATATGAAAACATTATAAACGGTAATTTAGTATTTTCCAAGCCCCTTAGTTATGAGAACCATACAACAACGGAAATTTACCTGCTGTAAGCGGACACGTAAAATGAGATTATTTTGCAAATTAAATGAGAAAAATTTAATTTGAAATCAATAGCTCAGTATGGATCTTCGAGCGGGCCTTCATGGAGCTTGATAGAGAATATTTAAGCTGCGCCTCTTCGATCTTGAAACGGCCAAAAATCTCCCTGACCTCTGGCGTGTCGTTGATCGTCATCAGGAACTTCCCACTCAAGTCCTTTAATAACTCAGCCAAATCCAAAAAGTCTTTCTCCTCAAAGTCGTGCCTGTACCCTGGCAGATTCCAATATGGTGGATCCAGAAAGAAAAAGGTATGAGTTCTGTCGTAGCGCTGGATCAGGTTACGAAAGTCAAGGCATTCAATGGTGACTCCGGCCAGCCGCTGCCAGGTCTCGGTAATGGTGGTCTCCAAATTAAACAAATTGACTCGCGGAGGCCGCTCTGTGGCCGTGCCAAATGTCTGGTCGACAACCTTACCACCGAACGCTGACCTCTGGAGGTAATAATACCTGACTGCACGCTGGACGTCAGTGAGGGTTGAAGGGTCAACCTTTTTCAGCCTGTCGAACTCATCGCGGGCAAACAAAGTCCACTTAAACTGTCGATAAAACTCTTCCGGATGGTGTTTTACAACCCTGTACAGGGTTATTAATTCACGATCAAGATTATTTAGAATCTCGACCTTACTCTGTTTCTTGCAAAACAGAACGCCGGCGCCACCGGCGAATACCTCCACATAACAAGTGTGGGGTGAAATTTTCTCAATTATTCTTTTTGCCAGCCTGTTTTTGCCTCCAAAATACGGTATCAAAACTCCCATGTTTATCCTTTACAGATGTACAGGCCTTCTGCTACTATCTCCCGCGTGCTACACCAGCATCGGGACTATAACAGGTGAACCTGTGGGCCTCCACTCCGCGCTGCGAACGCGGCGGATGGTTCGGCTGGCGTTTCCGCGCCAGCCAGTCCCGTCCTTACTACTCCCACGGCGAGGAAAACACGCCGCGATTATTCGTTGTTGCCCCGCCCATTTCCAGCACATCATTCGGACCGCTGGTAAAACCGGCTATTGACCCTTTTTTGTCGGGCCAGACCTTGATTGATTTTGCGCCGGTATCGGTCAGCCTGGAGAGATCCAATGCGCCTAGCGCACCCTGGAGCCGGATCTCCGCCCCGGCCCGCAGATAGTAACCTGTGAAATCAGGCAAGACGTTGAAGGGCTTGGCTTTTGTTCCGTTACCTCCATCAGCTGCCGAGGCGTTGAAATAGAGCGGCCCGCTAACCTGCTCCGCCCCAATGTCCGGCAGGGTGTAGACCAACTTGCCATTAACGTCTTTTGCCGGTGATTCCTGGTTATGGATTCCATCAATGGGGGAGGCAACAAGCTCAATATCGTTACTCTCTTCTGACCCAGCACCCTTATTTGCTCCCCAATCCCCGGCGTATGGCGTTGCACCGCCAGCTCTATTGTTGGAGCAGGTGATGGTTGATGTGCCGGGGACTTTGTCAAAGTCTGCTCCGCCATTTCCATAACTATGACAATTGTGGATGTTGGCGTTACCGATGCCTGTACCGGACTGTCTGAAACCTTCACCGGCATTGCCTTTTGCCGTACAATTTAACAGGGTAATTTCATTGGTTGGATCAACGACAGTCTCTTTATCGATAATTGCGAATCCGCCAGACATTACCAAAAGTGAAGAGTTATACTTATTCAGCGGAAGATTATTTTCTGAAAGACAGTATTCTGCGATGATCTTTCGGCCGGCTCCATTCGCCTCTGAAATAAACGAAAAACCATAACCTGTATTATCGATAGACTTAACCCTGCGCCACACCTTATTCACAGCCGAATACTTCATAAGCGACCGACACCCGGCTACGCTATATTTAACGGAGCAGTCCTCAACCAGGGCATCCCCGCCTGTTAAAATATGGTACGGAGCGGAAAACATAAAGTCTATGCCTGCCAAAACTCCGGTATGGGAAGTCGGATTATATTCATTCATAACGATGTAATATTCCCTGCCGATTCCCTCTGGATTTAAGAGGAGCTTTCTAGTCCCAAGAGTATCGTAATGCCACGTTCCTGGAGTGCTCAAACATTCTGCCATTGTGTTGACATAATCAAGCAACCTGACAAAGCCATTTTCATCATACAGCCCAAGCAAAGTGATACTTGTACTCGGCAGGAGTAGGAGAGTGGGGAAATCTGTTGAAACTGCAAGGGTAGATAGTTTGACCTTGCCCGCAAGCGGCAGGCTTACACATCGCTTCTTCCCTCTTTCTGTGCCTACTCCAGTGGCGTCACCATAAACTGTTAGCCTAAAGGAAGTAGAGAACGCCCGGTAATATGGGGTGTCGGTGGCCTTAATGTAAACCGTGTCGTCATCTGCAAAAGATAGAGCCGCTTCTTCCATGGAGGCGAAAGGGGTTTCCCAACCCTTCCCATTTCTTACCGCAGTAACAGCCTCATTATCTACAAACCATGTTTGTGTGGCGATAATTTCAACGGTGATGGGAACGGATAAATCAAGGGCAGAAATGTTTGAATCCACGTCAACTGAATAGACATTAAGGTAGTGAGTGCCGACTGTGGCAGGTACTGCAGAAGCTGTATTCCAGACATACGTTGAACCAGGCCCATCATAAAGTTCTGTCCCTTCCGTTATAAGCGTTTCGCTTGTTGGGGCAGACGAAAATAAGACCAATTTCGTTGACGCGAATCTTGTCATAAATGGGTTTGTCCAGGTAATGTCCACACTCGGCCCAACCTTATGAACTACCGCCCTCATGCCAGACGAAGGGCCAACAACCAGCTCACTGTACGGAAATACATTTGCCGTGTTATAATCAATGTATCCGTAGCCCTTAACCCTTGTCCAGCCGGTGGCATAGTTGTCTGCCGTCTGGCGCAATGCCTGGCGTGCGTCTCCGAAACTCCATGTCGGGTGATTGTGCAACAAATTTGCAATGTGCCCGGTCACTGTTGCGGTTGCGGCCGATAAGGAAATATTCGCCCGAACTTTGAAGTCAATCCCGTTTGACGAGGCGCTGACCACGGACATATCAAGATAATCTCTGCCGACATAAAGCGCCCATCCTGGACTGTGAGCAACGTCACTGGTGCAAACAGAAACTACCGGCACTCCAACCGCCTCAAATGAGTCAAACTGCGATGAGGGAGCGGTTCCATATGATATGTTCATGATGTCTATGCCCTCACCCGCACAAAAATCCTCCGGGTAATCATAGCCGGCCTCTGTAAACGAAATAGCCCATTCCGGGAATGATGGATCGGTGGGGCCGAAATAGCCGACTATTACATCCATGTAGTCGAGCTGAGGACACATATTAAGAATGAGTTTTCGTAACGATCCGCCATGGCCAAGAACATTTACGGGGATCTCATAAACCATAATCTTCGTCATCAACCCACCTCCACATTCCCGGCCAGCTGACCGCCAGCCAGCCCGCCAAAGAGAAACCCATAGCGGTAATACGCCCCGATCAGCTCTGTCAGCGGCCGCACCTTGATCGTGTCATCGCTGGAAAACTCCCCGGCCAGCACCGCGTCGGAATCGTCTGCCGCCGTGGCCCGCTGCACCGTCACCGTGCCGGACCAGTCTCCCCCCAGGGTGAGCACATAGCTACCCGGCGGCGTCCACACCCAGGGCGTCATGGTGTTGTCAGCGGCAACGGTCCGCGGCTCATGGGCATAGGGCGTATCGGCGGCGCGGGTTACGCCGGGCAGATCGTCCAGCAGTTCCTGGGTGGCAAAGTCTGTTTGTCCAGGTTTAAATGTGCCGTCCTTGGCCTGGTAGGTTGTGTCTCCGGTATTACTGTAGGTTGGCATAATCCCTCCTTATTAATCAGGTGTATAGGTTGGCGGCACCACCCCATATGTGCCGGCGGCAGAAAGCTGCCAGTTAACGGAGCAGGTGGGGATGGTAATGGTGTGGGCGTCTGCCGTGGACTCAAGCAGGGCATAGAGATCTGCCCGCCAGGTGGCGATGGTGGCGATATCGCCCGATGACAACGGCGAGTCCGGCAGCTGAGTCCAGGCTGACTCGGCCAGCTGGCGCTTTATCTCAGCCTCCAGCGGTTCCCAGTCATAATAGGTATGTCCTTTCAGTGTTACTGGCATTTAGATCACATCCGCTACGTAGATGATGAAAATTTTAGGGGCGTAGCCCACCGAGTTAACTGTAATCCACCACTCACCCCCTGACGCCAGGGCGAATTTAAAAATGAACGTGCTTTGCGTGCCTGAGTTATAAGAAAACCCGGTGGAAGGGTAAATTGTCGGATCACCATATGAGCCGGAATACCCCGGCTCATCCACATAATACTGAGGGCCTGAAATGGTGATGCCTGACGCCTCAGGGATATTGGTGATGGTGAACGTATCAACACCGTCAGCTATAGCCGTGTACGGAGAGGAGGCAGAGGTGGTAGCAGGGTTTTCCGGCGCATCTGGAAACCTCAAATCCGCTGTTCTGACTACGTCTTGGTTATCCTCAAAAACGCTGACGGAATACTGACCGCTGGCAATGGCGGCCTGATCCGGATAGGCCCAGCTCCGCAGATCGGCGTAATTCGCCACCCGCCACTCGGCCACGGTCTCGGTCAATCCCCAATCATCAAGGTACTGCTGGATGACGGCGTTCAGGACGGTGTCGTCATCGCCGTCACGCACCGAAGCGGCAATATCAGTGATGAGCATGACCATCAATCATCTCCAAAGGCGATGTAATAAACATCTCCGGTTGCGAGTTGGGATGAAGCCCCAATATTACAGGTAGCCTTGTTGGATGATATAGTTGCAGAGGTACTATTATAGATGTAGGCCATCCATTCAAGTGCACCGACCGCCCCGACCTTAACGCCAAGCTTTAAATAATAAGTCCCAGCAGACACACTCACTGTCTTGGAAAGCACCTGTGAAATTGTCCCTGGATCACTCGACGGATAGGTACGCGCTGCTGAATAAAGGGTAATTTTATTGGCAGGGGGGTTAGATGTCCCGTAATAAAAGTAGACCTCGATCGAGGACTGTAAAGTGCCATTTAAGCCAGGGATTATTCCTTGGAAAACGTCCCAAGCAAGAGAACAACTGACATTTAGAGAAACAACCCCGGCAGGGGTTGCTGAAACAGCGGTCTCGTCTGTGTCGTATACCCAAGTTACTAATGACGTAGCAGTTGCGGTAGCGGTCTCGTTTGCCCAGGTTAAATAGGTTACTCCAGGACTGGTATTCAACTTTGCATAAATCCTTGTCTGCCATACCCCTGTGCTGATTTCCGTTGGGACATCGACATCAAAGTCCATCCGTTGATCCACCGTAGAATACGCAGCTTTATAAACAGGCATCCCTTTCATCAAGGGCATGACCTGCGGTGCCGACCTCCAATAGCCGTGGATATTAAACAGCACCCCGCTTGACGCCACCCCTTGCTTGATCTGTTTGACTGATTTATAGGGATAATAATCACCGCCATCCGCGAAATAAAAGGTAAGACCCCCATCAGTAAAATAACCATAGTCCCCGGTATCAGCGTTGTGACTGACGATGCTTCCCACAATGTTCAAGCCAACACCTAGAACGAATGACATGCCAGGTTCCGTGGTTCCGCCATCACTACCGCCCAGATGCAACTCGCTATTGGTCAGATCGAACTTGACACCTGCATTGGTGGTGTAATTCAAACTCTGCATATAGCCGGTGTTGACGCCTTCAATATTGGCGCTGATAGCGGAAAGATTATCTGCCACCACCTGCTCGGCGATCACCTCGCGGACAAAGACAAGCTCATAAATCTCGGTGGAATAGGTGCCGGTGAGATACAGTCGACAGTATTTCGCCACCACCCGCTGGGGGAACTTGGCCACATTCAGCCCGGCATCAAGCTGCAGATAAGCGCCCTGGGCCGCAAGTTGGGACGCGGCAGCCACCAGGTTGCCGGAGGCATCGAGCGTATGGTCCGCCTCGGCCGCCAGCCAACTCCACGACTGCCCATCCGCAGAATACCCGAAGTACACCTTGGCATTGGCATCCGCCAGATGCAAGATCACCTTGTCGATATAGGTGGCCAGGCCGAACTGGTACTGAATCCACTGATCAGCGCCGCCCAGGGTGCGGGGCAGGCCGTCCGAGGTGGTATTGCGGTCATAGAGCTTGGCCAGGGTGGCCTCGGCGGTGCCGAGGGAATCACTCATGGTGATGGACTCCGCCAACTCCACATCGACATCGGCGCCGGCCAGGATCAGCGGCGTACCGCCGGCAACCTCGGAAGGCGTGCCAGGGCCGAATTCGTCCCTGGGGACGATCAGCACGTTGTAATTTTCGCCGACCGTCAAGCCTGTTTCCACGTGTCCCCTGGAGACGCTCGGTAGAGTGGCAATCCAGGTGTTGGGAGGATTCGCGGTATCCAGGTACAAATCAAACGATTTGAGGTCAGGATCGGTGGTGCTCCACGAAGACCAGTCAATCCGCAGGCCCTTGAAAACATCCGTGGTTGCCGGGGTGAAGCCGGCCATGGACGGTGCCGGATTGGAGACGGCCAGCACCGCCGGGGTGTTGCTGATCTGTCCCAGGTTGCCGAGCTGATAAACACTGATCTCGAAAGAGCGGTCCGGACCGCTGTTAGCCGTGTTCTTCTCAAAGGTGTATTCATACTCCGGCACCACCGGATATTCCGTGCGGACCAGAGCCCCACTCTTCCGAACCTCGACAATATAGCTGCGAAACCAGGTATCCGTGCCGCCTGATGAGGAAATCCCAGATATTGAGGTGGGAGTCCAGGCGAATTTCGCGCTGCCGCCATTAAAGGTGGTGGCACTGGACCCATCAACCAGCGCCAAGCCGGTTACGTCAGGCATGACAGGCTCAGATACCGCCAGGCTATCCATTGCCCAGAGGCTGGTGCCGCCGGTCCTGGTCACGGATCGTACCCGAAAAATATAGGCGCCGGTCTGCACGTCCAGCTTTTCCACCAGGAAGCCTGGCACCTTGGCAACCGGCGTCCAGTTGCCGTCATCCACCCGGTACTCGACCTGGTATTCCACCACCCGGTCGTCAGCTGCCGCCTCCCAGGAGAACAGCAGCATATTTTTCAGCTGGCCGTCGGCGTAATAGGTCTGCAGCGTCAAATCAGGGTTATTCGGCGGCAGCACAAGCCCGGATGACGAGTCCCTGGCGTAGGCAGGCGTATCGAGGACAATATTCTGCTCTATCCTGGCATATTTACCCGGATCGTGCTCCGCCGCAGTAATTTGGTACCAGCCATCGCCATTATCCGTCTTTTTCAACACGCGAAACAATCTGGGCTCGACATCAGTGCCGGTGACCACGTACATGGAATTTGCCATGGGAAAATCAGACAGGGCAGTGGCAAGCGACAGCACGTCTGTTTCTCCCGGGGCATTGGTCACGGATCGCTGCTCCACGGTGCTGTCCGGCATAACCACCGTGGCCAGATAGGTCTCGTTCTCGGCAATGGTGATCGGGGCATCCAGCCGCAGGGTGAGGCGCGGATCGAGCAGATCATAATCCGCTCCGGACATTACCCTGAGCCTTGCCCCGGCAATGGCGGCACTGCCGGTGGCGGCAACTGAATTTGTTGCAAGGGTAAGCCCGACTGCCGGATAAAAACTATATTGGACCTGGATGTTTCCGCCGCCGATCGTGCCGACCAGCCTGATCTGCCAGGCAGTCTCGCGATCAATGATTATCGGATCCAGCATGGTGGCCGTAGCCGATATGGCAGTCGCATATTCCCCGGTATTGGTTTTAAAACGAATGGCAAAGCGGCAGCCGTCTCCACCAATACCCTGCACCTTCAGCAGCAGCGTCCTGTTGTCGACATCATCCTTTTCCACCCAGGCATCAAAAACAAGAGGCCTATCCTCAATATAGGCGATATTTGCAGAGTCAGCCCCCTCATAGGTCTCCGGATCATCATCGGTAAACGTATAATAAATTGATCCGTCCGGCGCCTTGGCGCCTGATGTCTCCCTGGTCGCCCCGGTCAACACCCACTCGGAGATATCATTAATAAGATTGTCCCCCAGCACCTCCGCCTCGAACCCATCCCGCAGCCGCCCTCCCATCCTGGCATTGGCCACCCACGGATCGGCAACCGCCACAATCCAGCCCGGCATGACATAGGCATGATCCTGCCCTGCCTGGTAGGTGAGCGTCTCCTTTTCCGCGTCCGGGGTATCAGTCAGCCATTTGCCAAAGCGGTGAGCCAGTCCTCGACTCGTGCAACCAAAGCCCACCACGCTTTTCGGCTTATAGCCGTATTTGCGCAGCGCGGCGCGGTTAACCACCGTTTCCGGGATTGCCTGATACTGGTTATCAGGGTCATTCCAGGTGACATAGGCCACCGTAGAGCGCGAGCTGGCACTGGTCCCTTCATAGGTCAGCAGACCATCCTTGACATTGGCAGGAGTAACGATCAGCTGATAATCAGCCGGCGAATCCTGGAAGGCGGAGACGGCCCCGCTGGTCCACATCGGCATGCCGAGAAAGGCGTTGGCCATGGTGTTGATCATGGCATAGGCCTCGTGCAGGTCCTTAATGCAGCAATTCAGCGTAAAACGCGGTTCCATGCCGCCGAAACCGTCCGGCACCAGCTCATCGCAGTATTGGCCGATCTCATAGAGTGTCCATTTATCAGGGGAGGGAATACCCAGGCCATAGCGCTCATTTTCCAGCATATCGTAAAAACACCAGGCCGGGTTATCAGACCAGGCCAGCTGAAATGAACCGTCCCAGATGCCGGTGTACTCCCTGGTTTGCGGATTATAGTTTGACGGCACCTGGATGATGGTGCCGAGCCATAGCCACGACCGGCTGGGAATCTTGCCGCCGAACAGGCTGGAGTCAACCGTAGTGCCGATCACCGCAGAGTCCGGATACATCAGTTTATGGTCCAAAATTTCCGTATAGGTGGACCACTCTATTTTGTTGGCGCTTTTCATATCAGGGGCATCCTCGGTAATCTTGGTTACCCTGATATCCCATGGCGCCTCGCCAGGGGGCAGCTCCAGCCGATAATTGACCTCATACAGGCTGGTGAATTTATCCGTAATGGTCTTGGTATAGCTGGCATGCCCGACAATCTCGACCAGGAACTGCACGCTGCTGCCCTTGAGATCACCATTGTCATACTGCTGCCAGAGAGACTCCATGGAAATGTGGACCCGGACCGCATCCACATCCGGGTTGGTGATGGTGCGCGTCACCGGAGTGCCATTTGCCACGATGACGCCGACGGAAATGGACGTTTCCACCGCCGGATATCCTTTGAGATACTCCTGATCAGGCAGACCGAGACGGACCTCGTAACTGACCCCTTCGAAATTATACGAGCCGTTCTCTGCCTGCAGCGGCACCCCGTCGAGATAATATGATTTGTCGCCATCGACCAGGCCGCCGGCAACACCGTCCTGTATCAGATCGACCACCCGCCAGGTGGCCTTGCTCTGGGCGGTATTCGGGTCTTCAACCGGAGTATACGACGACGAATCGTCACCGCCGCCGCCTGATCCATGCAGATAGGACAATAATGTCACAGCACATCCTCCACGACAATCGAGGTGCTGATGACTGTTGAGCCAACCAGATATTTGCCATAGACAACCGGAACCGGTCCACCCTGGGCGGCGACATTTTCAGCGCCCTGCAGCACAAAACTAGCCCGGGGATCAACCGTGTTCCGCACTCCTGAGCGCGGCAGATCCATGGTCGATGACAATTCGTCTGCCATGCCGCTGACGATCAAGGCCAAACCCAATTTGGTGGTCGATCCGCCGGTAAAATATCCGACAACCACCAGCACCACCCCGGCCACGATTTTAAACAGGCCGGAGTCTTTTGAGCCGGCCAGCACAGGCATGATGTGCAGATCCTTGTCTCCCAGTCCGAACGTCAGCATATCCTCGCCATAGGACTCTCCTGTCCTGATATCACTGCCCGTGATAATATGGTATTCACCCATGGCCAGGGCCTTATAAAAGCGGCCACGGAAATTGGCCTCCAAGGCCCGCACCGCCTCGGCCGCGGAAAAGACCTCGAGGCGAAAAGACTTGCCGAACAATTCGGCCAGATGGCCGTATAAATGGACTGTTCTCATGCCGTATACCTCAGACAGACGACAAAACAGCGGCGCCAGCGAGTCACCGGCTCGCGGACAGACAAACGGCCCTGCAGATGATGCAGGATCTGGCCATTGCCCAGGTACAGGGCGGCATGGTTGTTCACCGTGACCCGCGGCCCAATCCGGCCGAGCAGCACATCGCCGCGTTCCGCCTCCGCCATCTCGATACGCTCGAAACCTGCCCGCCGGAAATTTTCCATATAGATGTCCTGGCCGTTATGCCACCACCTGTCATCCCTTGGCAGGTTGATCAGCGTGGTCTTGCGCACCAGACGGAACCAGTCGCGGATAACGGAGTAACAGTCAGTGACCCCGTGCCGGAATACCCGGCCGCGCAGCCTGGGGATGGGACACTGATCGCCGAACCAGAACGGCTGTTTCCCCCTGGGAAGAATGCACCAGGGCAGGGCCGATGCCATTTGGATTTCCATGTCCTTATAGGTGGGATGATCGAGTCCGTCCGGATGGCTGTGGATAACGGCCTGGACTCCGCCCATGGCCATGGCCGCGGCATAGTCCTGCGCGGAGATGACAAAATCATTCTCCGGCTTTTCCGCCGCGTTTACACATGGCTGGTAGCAGCAGCCACCCACCACCAGCCCGCATGATTCGCGAGGATACTCCGCATCCGCATGGGAGGCGGCATCTACCGTCACCTTAGATCCGAACATCGCTCACCCCCGGAAATCCCCTGAACGGAAGCTGCCTGTTGCCGTAACGCAGGACGCAGTCCGACAGCCTGTGGCCGCAGGCATCATCCGCCTGGGCGCACGATTCGCCTGCCTCATTAAAAAAAACAGGATCCTGATAGGGACAGGTGGCTACCGTATAATCAAACGCCACTGTCTCCGCGTCAAAAATTCGGTAAACATAGTCGCAGTTGGTTTTCACCACGATGCGACCAGGCAGGCTTTTGCCCTGCTGATCCATCAATGCAGCCAGTTGCCATTCAATGATCGGCCCCTGCTGACGCGACTTGCGGTCTATGTAAAAAATGTCCGGGGGGTAATGCTCATTCGGATTCGCCTCCGGCTCGCCATCGAGATACTTGCGGAACGTCACATAACGCGTGAACTTGGCGCCGACCAGGTCGTTATACTGCCGCACCATGGCGCGGAACAAACCAAAGCCATCCCCCAGCTGCACCGTGGGAGTAGGAAGTTTTCCCCCGCCCGCCACCTCGAACCCGGTGGCCGTTATCGGCGTAGGGGTGAAAATATTGCCCTGCCAGACAATGGCCTGCGATTCCTTGACCGAGGAGCACATGCGGTTGATGCCGCCGCCAAGCCGCGTGGCGTCTAGAATAAATAGTTCCACCTTGGCACCGGGCGCCGGCAGCTGAATATCCGTTTTTAATGGGCTCACAGGTCAAATTCCTCGATAAAGGTCGCGGTGACGGTCCACAATTGGCCCTCGGCCGGTACCGGCAGCCACTCAGGACAGGTGTACTTGCGCGGCACGGTCTCGCCGATGGGCGTCCAATAAAATGCCTCAGCGCCGGCCTTTTCTTTAAGAAAGATCACTACCGTGTCCTTTTCCGCGGTGGTGATATCCTTTAAAATAATGTCCCAGTCCTCGGAAATCGGGTTCAGCCCCTGGCCAAGGCGCTGGCTGTAGCCATCCCCGAAGTCGAGCCGCTGAATCTGTGGCTTGACCGGTTGGAGAGATGAGCCGTAATGGACCTGGATAGCCGGGAAGGTGTCCATCAGTTGACCCCCTGCCGGTTCAGTATGCCGCCGGGCCGCGTCTCATCGAGCAGCCATGACCGCATCTGGTTCTGCAGCAGGCGGCTGGCCTCTGACGCCATGCGCTCCGATGCGGCGCTGTCATCGCTGCCAGATCCGTTTCCAGCGCTGATCTG